TGTTTTAATACAGAACTTATTACGCAACGCATCTCTTATGAACAGAAGGCCAGTTTAATAGGAGAATATAATGTCAACAATACCAATAACACCAGGACAAATACCTAAAGGTGGAACTATACAACTAGATCCTACTAGTGGTAGATATCAATTTTTTGATCCAGGTTATGGGCAACAAGGTCAGTTTAGACAAGCATCTTTGGCTGAATTACAAGCAGAAAAAGCTATAAATCCTGACTTTAATCTTCCATTTAATTATGGTGCTTTTGGAGAAACACCAGAAGGAAAGGTAAGAACTTTAGATCCTAATACAGGACTACTTGTATTTACCGATCCTGTACCTGATCCTGCTGCTATGTCTCCTGAACAATTACAAAGAGCTAGTAATATTGCTGCTTTGGGTGATTTTATTGATCCTCAAACAGGGCAGATTAGAGATGAGTTTGCTGGTGGAGACTTACCTACTATAGATGTAATACGTGATCAAGACCCTGCAACTTTAGCACAAACCATAGAAGGTCTTAAAAATAGACAGAAAGGTAGACTAACAGGATTTAAAGGAGAGTTTACTGATTTATCTGGTGGTGAGGCATTAGAGGCATTTCAAGGTGCAGTTGGAACTAGATCAGGTTTTGTAGATCCTTATGGTCAAAAAACTCAGATAGGTATGCAAGAAGACCTGTTTAAAGATCCTCAGTCAGCTATGATACAAGGCACTTTTGATGAACAGAAATACTTTAGAGACTTTCCTGATGTTGCTGCTGCTGTAAGAAGAGGTGACTTTGCATCAGGTAAAGCACACTTTGATGCTTTTGGTAATCAAGAACAAAGAGATGTTTACTACAAAGGTGGTACTGTTTTAGATTTAGAAGAAATACAGACAAAACCTGATGAGTTTTTAGACTCTACTAAATATGATATAGCCCCTACTACAGGTCAATTTACAGCAACTGTAGGTACTACAGCAGATGTAGCTATGCCTACTAAGACAGATGCACAAAGTTTTACTGCTGATAAAAGTTTTGCTGACGTTAAAAAAGAAGCTATGGTTGCGGCAAAACAACAAGGACTGACAGATATTGTTACAGCACAAACAGATACAGTAGATAAAGAATCTACAGTACAAGGTCAGTTAGAAGGATTGATGGCTCAGTTTGAAGACGGTAAGATACCTGCATTTGCTGCTGGAGCTATAAGAACTGCTGAACAAAGACTAGCCGCTAGAGGTATGGGTGCTTCTAGTATGGCAGGGGCTGCTATCGTACAGGCTGCAATGGAAGCTGCTACACCTATAGCTGCTGCTGATGCGGCAACATATAGTCGTATGCAACAATTAAATCTAAACAACAGACAACAAGCAGAAGTTCTTAATGCTCAAATGACTATGCAGTTAGATTTAGCTAATTTAAATAATGAACAACAAGCTAGAGTTACAAATACAAGCAATAGAGTACAAGCATTATTTAGAGATCAGTCTGCTGTAAACTCTGCCAAACAGTTCAATGCAGCTAGTGAGCAACAGAATGATCAGTTTTTTGCATCTTTATCTAACAATGCAGCTCAGTTTAAGGCTGCTCAACAAAATGCAATGGAAAGATTTAATGCTGGTCAAAAGAATGCTATAGCGCAGTTTAACTCTAGTTTGCAAAATACTAGAGAACAATTTAATGCAAAGAACGCTATATTAATAGATCAAGCTAATGCAGTATATAGACGTAACGTAAACACTGCCAATACTGCTTTAAGAAATGCAGAAAACGAATTTAATGTTCGTAACTTATTTAACATAAGTCAAACTGCTCTTAATAATCTCTTGCAGGAAGATAGAGATAAAGTTAATTTTGCAAGAATTAATTCATTAAACGATACCGCTTTTAAAAATCAATTAGCTTTAACTTCATTTTCTTTTGATAAAAATTTACAAGCATCAAGAGATATTGCAAGAGGAGCGCAAAGAACAAGAATTGTAAATACAGTTGTAGGTGGTATTGTAGATACAATATTTAGTTAAGGAGATAAGTAATGGCAATACCAGGAATAGAAGCTTTTATGGCTAAAGCAGCTTTTAGTGTGCTTACAAAAAGAAAACAAAATAAAGGTTCAGCTTTTCCTCAAATGAAAGCTCCCAAAGCAACTGTAGTATCTAGAGTTGGAAATGTATCTTCACCAATAAAATCAAGACCAACTAGAGCATCTGGATCAACTATTGCTAAAAATCAATCAATGGTTAGTAACGTGTCAGGTAAAGGATTTAAAGTAAAAACAGCAGTTTCAGGGTTAACTAGATTATAAAGGAATATATCATGGCAATGGAAATGGAAGAAGATATCACAGTAGAAGAAACTCCAGAGATGGAAGAAGATACTATGAGTATGTTTGATGGGCCTATACCTGGATCTTCTTTAACAGAAGAGTTAGGTTCAGAGATAAATGAAAGACCACCAGTGTATACTGATCCTGATGAAGCATATGAATTTGTAATGAATAAAATTCAGTCACCAGATGCTTTTGAAAGAATTATGATATCTGCTAAGTTAGACATACCAGTTGAGTTAACTGTTAGAGCTATTGTATTTTCTGGTTGGGCTTTGGGTCAATATACTCACGATATTATGTTAATGTTGTTCCCTGTTGTATTTGATGGTGTTTTAGATTTACTAGAAGAAAAAGGTATAGATCATATTCCTTTAGCAGAAAGAGCAGAAGATGATACATTAGAAGAAGCTATGGAAGAGTTAGAAAAATATGAAAAGTTTAAAGCAGGTAAAGATGTAGATACTGAAATGGCATCTGAAGAGGTTAGTGAAGAATCTGAAGAAGAACCTGAAGAGGAACCTGAGTTAGAGATACCTGATACAGGTCTAATGGGTAGGAGAGAGTAATGTCGGAAATAAAAGAACAAAGGCCAGAGGGCATGATGAGTAAGCAGACAGAGAATGAAGAAACTAGTTTTATGTCTCGCATAATACCTGATTTAAGTGAAAGAAGGGCTGCTGGTCAGGTTGTTCGTGATGCATTAGTTGGTTTTTCTACTTTGTTTGGAAATACTGCGACACAACTAGGTGCTATGCAAGAGGAAGAAGAAATTTCTGATGAAAGAACAGCAGCAGCAATAAAAGCTGGAGAACAACAAATTAAAGTTGTAAATGAAGAAAATGAATTAAGAGCAAAAAGATTACAAAATATTACAGACAGAGGTAAAGGATTTCAAGAACAAGGTTCTTTATTAATGAGTGATCCTATGTTTAAGCAAGCAATGAAAAAATATACTCAGGCAACAGGTAAGACAATAGATTTAACTGACCCTAATTTAAAACGTAATTTAGGTAAAAGATTTCTAAAACTTAAAAAAGATAATAATCAAAAGACTGCTATAGCAACTATAGTTAATGAAGTATATAATGCATCGGAAGATCCAGAAATATCATTGTTTGAAAAGGAATTTAAAACACCTTTAGCAGTTAAAGTTAAAAAACCTATAGATAGTCAAATGGCTCAACTTGAACAGCCTACAGGTGTATTTGGAAGAATAGTTGCTCAAAAACCAGAGAATGTTGCTAGGCGTATTACACAAGAAGGTTCAAAATTAAAAGATTTCGTAGATGAACCAGAGGTAACATCGACAAGTGAAACATTTTCTGTAATGGACCCATCAGGTATATTCCGTGTAAAAAGAGAGGTTCATAGTAAAATAGCTTCTTTTAATAAAGTAGCATTATCATATGCAGATGAACGCTCTGATAAACCCATATTTAAAGAAGGAACAGGCAACAAGACCAACGATCTAGCATATGCAAAAGCAGCCACTGAACTTGTAGATTTTATGGTTGAGGGTGGATATGGTGAAGAAGATTCAGATAAATTATTTAAAGATGTTATTTTAATTGTACAGAATGCTGCTCCTAGAAAAGATGATTCACAACAAGAACAAAAAGATTTAAATAGCAAAGTAGCTCAAATAAAATCAAAACTAGCTCTCATTGATAATAGATTTGAAAAACGAAGATTAATAGAACAATTAAAGAAAGGTGAAGGGCTACCTAAAGAAGAAAAACGTGTTGTAGATAATAATACTATAGTTCGTACTGCAACAGGCGCAACATCAGAAGATTCTGTAGGATCATATTTATATAAAACACATAGTTCTAATCCAAACATAAAACAAATAGATGACACCAATTATAGTGTAACTGTAATAAAAGATACTGGTAATTATCCAGCAGGAACTGTTTTAAATGTAAAAGTTAAAGACGGTGAAGTATTAAACATTAGTGATACAGGACAAAAGGCAGATGTAATGCCATCACCACCAGCAACTTACGAAGAGTGGAAAGCTTTACCAGAAGAAACAATAGAACAGAAAAAAACTAAACGTAAATTTATGAATATAGAAGTAGTACGTAAAGGCATACAGGAAGAAAATAAACGTAAAAGGGATTAACAATAATGTCAAAAGAAAAATTGACAACTGAAGAATTTCTTAAAAATGATGATTACGCTAAAGCTTTGTCTAATTATGCTGCAAGACAAGGTAAAGAATTTGGCAGTAGAGAACAAGCCTTAGAAAATTTTTTAAGTGATTACAGAGGGGTACAGTCTAATACAGGTCTTGCTGTATTATTTGCTAATAGAGTTTCTAATATTGAAGATGATGAAGAAAGACTAGAGCTAGGTAGGTTATATAAAGCTGTAGATGAAGATCTAGAAGATTTTGCTGGTCAACAGAGTGGATTAGCAACAGTAGGAGAATATGCATATAAAGGTATATTAGATCCTTTAAATCTACTAGGTTTTGGTGCAGGTGCTATCGTAGGTAGGACAGTAGGTAAAGTAGCTTTAAACAGAATTATATCAAATGCATTTAAAGGTAATATTGCAAAAGAAGTATCTAAAGGTGCTTTCAAAAAAACTGCTGGTTTAGGTGCAGGTATTGGTGGGGTTGAAGGTGTAGGTCAAGGTTTGTCTTTAGAAGACGTAAAAGGTAAAGATAAACTAGGCATTCAAGATGAAATGAATCTTGGAAACGTAGCCTTAATGGGTGGTCTAGGTGCAGTAACTGGTGGTGCATTTGGTGCTTTAGGTGGTAGAAAGGCTGCAAAAGAATTAACAAGAGTTGGAGAAGTACTTCAAGAACGAACTAAAGCTATAGAAAATACAACCCAAGGTAAATTAGCTAGAAGAGCTAACGTACAAAACTTTCTTGATAAACAAAAAGATGATTTTGATACATCTACTATTATAGGAACATACGTTAGACCTGTAAATAAAAAACAAAAGTTAATTGATAAACCTGATGACTATGGTGAGTTTGGTCTTATTACAGGTATCGTAGATGGAAAGGCAGAGGTAGAGTTTCTTCCAACTACTTTTGCACAAAAACTTAATCCAAAAACAAACAAATTTGATGAACGAAAAACAGTAGGAGTAGAATTTAACAAAATAAAAGGTGTAAGTGAAGTAAATAAAAGAGAGTACCAGAAAAAATTTGTAGAAAACTATGGTTTGTTTTTTAGTAAAGCTGATATTGAAAAAGGCAGAGATATACTTAAATCCGATCCTTCTGTATCTATTAAAGAATTAGATACCATCTTTGAAGTAGGTTTGAGAAAAGAAGATTTTATAAATGTAACAAATGTTGTTTTTGATGCTGCGTCAGATGTTTTAGAAAATCCTAATGTTAATCCACAATTTGCTGCAAAAGTAAGAGTAATTATGGAAGATCCTATGAAAAGGATTTCTGAGAAGTTTGGAGAGTTAATAAGTCTTGGTACGAAAGACCAAAGTTTTTTAGACAGTGGTATAGCAAATCAACTAGTTAAAAATAACTTAACGAACCCACAGTTTGCTAATGTGCTTGTAGCAGATATAGCTATAAGTATGTCTAAAGGCGCACAAATGTCTAACATTCAAAAATTAGTATCTACTAATAAACGCATAGGTAAAAAGTTAGAAAGAATACAGGCTAGTTTAACAGATACTCAAAGAAAAGTTTTTGCAGATATAGAAAAACAACGAGAAATAGAAAGAAAGATGGCACAAAAGTTTGGGCTGTTTGTTGATGTATGGAGATCTTTTTTAGTTACACAACCTGCTACAACTTTTCGTAACATATTTGGTTCTGCCTTGAGAGTACCAGGTGAAACATTAGATATTTCCCTACAGAGCATGAACTTTATGAGACAGTTTGAAGCTAAAGCATTAGGTATGGATGCTCCAAAAGATGTAGATTTACCTAATGAATCTTTATTATTAGCTAAAAATTTACTTAATCCATTAGAGCAGATAGAGTTAGCTGCAATAGTAGGTAGAGAGTTTAATGAAGCACAACGTAAGATATTTGACGTTTTTGATGACTACTTTGCTGTTACTTTAGGAGATGATAGTAAGGCAGGTGGGTTTATAAGGAAACTTGCTTTTGCATCTAAATGGGCTAACATAGGCAACAGAGCGCAAGATAGGGCGATTAAATCTGCTGGTTTTATGACAGAACTAGATAATCAGGTTAAAGGTGCTATTCGTAGAGGAGAGATAACTGATCCAGAAGTTAAAGGTGCTGTAGATTTAATAAGACAAAATAAATTAAATTTAGTAAATGATGAGATGGTATCTAAATCATTAGAGTTTGCATATAAACTAACTTATCAATCGCGTGATGCTGGTGATGATTTACTTCTTGTTGGTGGTATAGTAAATAATACACAAAGATTTCTTAATCAATTTACAATAGCTAAGTTTGGTATACCTTTTCCTAACTTCCTTATAAATGCCTTTGTATACACTTTAAATAGAGGTGTAGGTTTAGGTATGTTAAAATCATTAGTTAAAGGAGGTCAGGTATTAAAACAAAGTACAAAAAAATCTGTAGAAGCAGCTAAAGAAGAAAGAGCTAGAATAACTGATCTTACAAAAAAAATAGATGCTAGAAAAAAATCTGGTGTTAGAACAGATAATCAAAAATACAGTTTAAATCAATTAGAGACAGAATTAAAGAACTTGCAAGCAGCAGCAGGTAAGCGATTAAAAAATGTAGAACAATTTAGAAAAGGTATCGTTGAAAGTGCCGAAGGTATTGCTTTATTAGGTGTAGGATATGGTATAAGAGAAACAATGGGTGGGCCAAGATATAATGAAGTAAAAATCCAAGTACCTGTAGCTGGTGAGAACACTTTTAACTTTGGTCCGTTATTTCCTTTGCTTCCGTTTTTATTTTTAGGTGAAGCACTTAGAAAAATTTTAAACGACGAACCTTTTGATGCAAAATTTATAGCAGAGGGAGCAGAAGCTTTAACTGGTCTTCAAACAGATAGGATGGGTCCACTAGCTAAAACTTTTGAAGGAATTAAATACTTTCTTGAAAATTTTGATTCTGAAGATCCACTAGCTGCTAAAAGAACAGGTGAAGCTATTGGAGGTGGAATTGGATATGTACTTAAAGGACTTAGAAATCCTGCTCTAGCTTTTGATGATGCTATTGCACAACTAGGTCCAAAAGAATTTAGACAAACTTTTGAAAAAGGTTTCCAAGAAATTATAACTGAAGAGGGAGAGACATATTCAGCAGAACTGGTAAGAGGTATATTAAATGAATTTGTAAGACAAATGGTTAGAGGAACAACTCTTCAAGGTGCAGTTTTTGGAGAGAGGTCTACAGAGCGTCCTACTCAATCTGTAACTGGATTACAACAAGATCCAAAATTTGCTCCCCTTTTAAAACAATTTCCTCCTGGTGCTGCCCCATTAATGCCTAGAGATAATGTAGGAGAGGAATTAGCCAGAGTAGGTATAGATGCTTACAAACTAGCAGATAGATCAGAAGTGCCTGAATATACTTTTGAGTTTAAAAAGAGGCTAGGTGAGTTAGCTGAAAAAAATTTAAAACCTTTTATTCAAACGGAAGAGTATAAAGCGTTACCAATAGAAGAACAAAAATTAAGATTAGAGGCTGCTTACAAAGGACAAGACTCTGGTTTATCACCTGAACAAAAAAAAGCTTATAGAGGTTTAGGTTATAAGTTTCCTAGTTTAAAAAAAGCAGTTAGAGAACAAATAAAAGATGACTTACCTTACTTGTATAGACTGCACAACTTTAGAAAAAATAATCGTAAAGCAGATGTTAGAGAATTATACAGGCAAGAAGCAGAGGCAGGTAGACCTATACCACAGATAAAGTACTACGGAGAACAAACTACAGATAGAGGTATTAATTATGCAGCAGAAAAGCAAAATGAAGCTTTAGATGCATATCAAGCTAAAATAAATGAGAATAGAAAAAGAAGGGCTATGCTTCCAATCGATATACGAGGTGAAGCTATAGGTCAAAGAGAAGGTGGTTACATAGGCCAGATGAGGGCATTAGGATTTTAAGGAGATAGACATGGGTGGATTCCCAATGGAGATATTTACACTCTTAGCATCAACCGTATTAGGTGGTGTAATGAGTATATGGGGCCAGAACATCAAGGCCAAACAAGAAGACAATAAGATGTATATAACTGCTCTGACAGCAGAGGAAAAGCTTAATACTTCTGTAAGGGAGTATGGATCAAAGGATATGCATTTCGCATGGACTAGAAGAATCATAGCACTGTCTGCTGTATTCTCTATTATCGTGCTACCAAAGGTAGTTCCTCTAATCTATCCTGATACTCCTTGGTTGGTAACTGTAGGTTACTCAGAACTACAAGGAGGTTTCGCTAATTGGTTATTCGGACCTGATAAAGCTATGATGTGGAAATCATTTAATGGTTTCGTAATAACGCCACTTGATACAAACTTAGTCGCTGCAATCACTGGCTTGTATTTCGGTGCAGGTTTCACCAAAAGATAAAGGGGGAAATTAATCCCCCTTCACTTATTTATTATGAGATTCTTTAACGGTCTTATTTAACAGTCGCATAGCGTCTGCTATTTCTTTATCTTCATCAGTTCCTAGATAACCTAGTCTGTCTAGTACTGACTGAGGTAACAGACCAAAGAAAGCGCAACCCTTTGCATCTTCCATAGTTCCGTATGCATAAACCTGACCTGTCTTCTGGTCTATCCAATTACCATCTTCTGTATAGCTGCACTTACCACTAAGCACACCTAGAAATTTATTGGTATCAGCAACGGCAACTCCACCTATTGCAAGTACTATTATGATACCACTAGCTATTAGTAAGTTCTTAATCATTTGTCACTCCAATCTTCGACAATGTAATCAAACAAAATAAATACTTCTTTATTACCTGACTCAGTAATCTTTACGTGATCACCTGGACTAGAATACTTTCTAGCATACTTCTTGGCATCACGCAATAGACTAAATGTATTTGCTGTTTTACCTCCATCTTCTTTGGTTACTACTGTTTTAAAGTTCATTTTTTGTCCAATCCTTAAAAATTGACCTCGTAGGATGCGCGAGAAAGGGGTCTAACGATAGTCTCTGGTAGGTATAGTCCAGATTTTACCTAATCGCGCTGTATGGGCGTTTAAAGTGGCTTACGCATGATTTCGGGGTTTTGAACCCCAAATATACGCAATAAATACTCATATGCTGTATTAACATTAAAGAATTTACGAAATCCATCGTATGCAGGGTCACTATTTACTTTATTATTAGTTTTACCATCTACTTTCTCTCCGATAGTTCCCGAATCTACTACGCACATCTTATGCTCTAGGCTTGGATATAGAACAAGAGCAGTCCAAGTGCCTGTAGTTTCGTTCATGTAGATAGTAGTAACGTGTCCTCTTAACGAGAGTCCTCTGAACGAGAGAAGTTCGCCATGAGTTTTTTCCAAATAAGCGACAGCCTTTTCCATAGGCCTACAGTTTGTTCCTGGATTTGTTTGTGCTTTTGATTCGGAAACATTAAACGCAAATAAACATACAGCAAGTAATCCTCCCATTAATTTAGCTTTCATCGTTATCTCCTATACGATTAAGTTGTTCGTAATAGGCAAGGTTGTAGCCTCTCAGCCACTCCCTATACCTATCTGATGTAACAGGAAAGGGATTGTTCTTATTACGTCTAAATCCTATCCTGCCTTGATGGACGATATCCCTCATTGGGAAAGGGTATCTTCTGCGTCTTTTAAACGCCACAAACCCCTCCTGAATTGGTAATTTCGCATATATCATGTGTCTCAACATGCTCTTCAAACTCCGTACCTAACTTGTCTATTGCTTCCGAATATGGAACAACAGAAAGAGGCTGTCCACCTCTGCATCCATCTGGATATGCAGTGAACCCTCTTAATCTATGTGCATAAGATGCTAGAGTATTAGTAAAGTCATCAACCGTATCTTCATTATTAAACTTAGATCCCCATGCTGGTAGGTTAATGGTTGAACTAATACTCATATCTACATAGTCTTGAACATCAGCTTGGAACTTAATCCTTCTTTCATAGTCATCTGCTAGATCTAGTGCAGACTCTATCTTCTCAGGATCAGCACCATACATATCTATCAACTCTTGTGCAGCAGAATCTATAACATACTGATACTTCCAGCGAGTACCACCACGTAAATACCTACGCTTGTATGCCACTGCAAATATTGGCTCTATCCCACTGGAGCTACCAGCGAGTATAGAAATACTACCAGTAGGAGCGATAGCCCTGTTCGCAACTGGTTGGGATATAGATAGCTCACTAGAAAATTTCTTACTTGTGTCGTCACTAACCCCTTGATATATCGATAACCATCTATGTAATGTTGGGGTAACTTCATATTTCTCTCCACGTTTTACCAGCCATTCATGCATACCCATTAGTCCTAGACCTAATCGCCTATTCTTCTCTCTAGTTTGATATACTTGATCATAAGGCAACTCTGCTCTCAATGTACCACAAATTAAAAACTTAGTTCCTAGTTCTACAATCCTTGCAAGTTCAGTTATAGAATCAATACGCCCAAGATTGATACTCCCCAAATTGCAAACATCACTATCGTCAGCACTGCATACTTCAGTGCAAGCATTTCGTAGTGTTTCATCTTCATTCTCCATAAAATTAAAGCTGAAACCAGGCTCTGCTGATCGAAGTGCTTGCTTTACATTACTCTTAAATACCTCACCAACATCTCCTGTCTTCCAGTAGTTTAATAACCATTCGGTGTCATAGTTTACGCTGATGTTAGTCATATCTAGAGGTGCGCGAAAGTTAAAGTCTTGCTCCTTGATCTGTTTAAGAGTGTATCCAGTATCACCTACAGGCATCTTATCCCAATCTTTTGCTGTAAGAAAGCTGGGAATATCATTGTGCTTCCAATGTAACGAAGCATACATGGCAGATCTACGTGATCCACCCTGCATTACGTTAGCACCTATACTATTAATCATTTGCATCTTTGGAATCGGTCCAGAGGATAGACCACCTGATCCTCCTAGAGTTCTACCTGACTCTCTATACACAGAGTAGTCTACTCCTATACCTCCTCCTGTCATCAAGCATGATTCAGACTTCCAACTGAGGTTAGCCCAATCTTCTCTTGTGTCTTCTTCTGCCTTTAACAAGAAACAGTTGTTATAAAATCTTCTCTCTCTACCTGCATAGTAAAGATACCTACCACCTGGCACAAACTTTAGGTCTTTAATATATCTCTGTAGTTCTCTACGTTCTTCCTTCTTCATTAAAGGTTCTTCATCAGGACGTAGATTACCACATACATCTTCGACTAACACTCTAGCCAACTGCTCCCAACTATCACAACCTGTATGAGCATACTTTAAATTAAATATATCTTCTGAAAACTTTGAACGAAACATTGGGTTCATGTTGGATTTAAATGTCATCTATTATAACCTTTATTCTAGTAATATCTATACCATCAATACAATCTTTTATTGCATTAGAGATTAAGTCTTTCAATTCAGACTCTAATCCTGTTACTCCATCAGCAGGTAGCCATGAAGCATCCTTATCTACGTCAGCAGTTATTCTAACAAATACTATCACTGGAAGTATCTCCGTACTTTTCATACTCCTCAAGAGTAACTTCTTTTACAAGTCTTTCAAGATACCATTGAGCTTTCTTCAGATCTTTTATTGGTTCACCTTTATAATCAAACCTCCAAAGATATTTCATTACGTTACCTTGTAGATAATATCTAAAATATTTACCTGTTGCTGCCTCGATTGCATCAATACATTCTATGTTATCTTGATTATAATGAGGTGGATGATTTACCATATCAACTGCCATTAGTGTATCCTCTTTGAAAAGTTTGCATATATTATATTACCGTCTATGTTTTT